GGTTATACTCAAGCAAGAGCAAGATAATTATTGAAACACTATATAATGAATAACCCAAAATTAGGAGACATTAAAAAATGTGGGCATTAGTAGAATCAGGAAGTGTGACCGCAGTTTACACACGTCCAAAAGCAATTACAATCGGTGGCATTCAGCATCCACGTAGTATTTTTACACGTTGGTCTGCTGCTGAACTTCAAGCAATCGGAATCTATTCATATAGTGAAGAAGGTGCATCTGTTGATAGTCGTTTCTATAAACAAGGTGGTTCTTCTGTTGTTGTTGACGATGCTGCTGGTACAGTCACAAAGACATATACACATGTTGAAAAAGCACTTGAAGATTCAAATCAACAAATTCAGTCAACAAACGCTGACGGCGTTTTGATCTATCTTGATGCTGATGATGTTGAAGTTCTTCAAACAGACTTAGTTGAAGATGTTGAATATACACCTAAGATGGAAGATTACTTAGACGAAGATGGTGAAGTTGTTACTACTCTTGGTCTCAAGTCACAGAAAAAATCTCAAGTAAAAGAAACTGCTGCTTCACTTCTTTCACCATCAGATTGGTACGCAATTCGTGCTGCTGAAGGTGGTGCTGCAATTCCTACTGATGTTGCAACTTATCGTGCTGCTGTTCGTACCGCTTCTGGTACAATGGAAACAGCAATTGATGCTGCTGCTGATATGGATGCATTCATTGCTCTTCATACAGATATTCCAGCAACTCAATCAACAAACGCTGACGGCGTTTTGATCTATCTTGATGCTGATGATGTTGAAGTTCTAGAAACTGACTTAGTTGACGGTGTTAAATACACAGCTAAAATGGATGCCGCAGTAACAGCAACTCTCAATGACTGGCCAACTATTCCAGACACATTAGCATAGGGGTCTTATAAATGGCACAGATTGCTAACTTAGTATCAAGCGATACATTTGCAACAAGACGCAACAGCATTAACGTTGGTTTCGTCAAAATTGCAAACCTCGAATCAGAAGTTTCCACTTTAGCAAGTGGTTCTTCTAATACATTCACAACAACTGTTGAAGCACAGAATATTATTCCTGCTGCTGATGATACATATAGTCTTGGTACTCCATCTCTCGCATGGAAAGATGTATATGTTGGTCCTGGGTCATTATATGTCAACGGGCAAAAAGTTCTTGAAGACGATTCTGGTACAATCACATTCACTGCTGATTCTGACCAGTCTCTTACAATTAAAACATTAGGTAGTGGTGAAACAACTGTTCAATCAGTTGCTGGTGTTAACTTGACTGCTACAGAAAGTGGTGATATTGCTCTTACCACATCTTCAGGTAATATTGAACTCAAGGGTACAGTTCAACTTCTCAGTGGTAAGCGCATCACTGATAGTGCTGGTACTAAGATTGAGTTCGGTGATGACATTGACATGAACAGTAATAAAATTACTGAACTTGGTACACCATCTGCTAACGCTGATGCTGCTACGAAGTTATATGTTGATACATCAATTGCTGATCTTGCCGACTCTGCTCCAACTACTTTAGATACACTAAATGAGTTGGCTGCTGCTCTTGGTGATGATGCAAACTTCAGCACAACTGTTACAAATAGTATTGCGTCCAAACTGACTTCTGCTAACGTTGTAGTTACAGTTGGTGCAAGTTCAATTACAACAACTCAAGATGATGTTGCATTGAATGACGAAGCACTTGTGAATCCAGCAGGTTTCCTTACATTTAATCTCGGTGGAAGTACATATAAACTACCTTACTTCTCATAATAATACCCCTGCTCCCCAGTAGATAACTCCAGTTGTTTATAAATAGATATAAATGACTGGAGTTTTTCTATGGCTGTTCCAAACTCACGACAAACATTTAAAGATTACTGCCTTCGTCGGCTTGGTTATCCCGTCATCGACATTAACGTGGACGATGAACAGGTTGACGACCGTATAGACGAAGCATTGAAATACTATCAGGATTACCACTTTGATGGGACTGAACGTATTCTGCATAAACATATTGTAACTGCTACTGATAAAGCCAATGGCTACATCACGATTCCAGAGTCGATCATAGGAATCAATAATATCTTACCAATCGGTCAAGCGTTACAATCTTCTAATCTGTTCAGCATTCGCTATCAGATTCACTTGAACGACCTCTTTGATATCTCTGCAAGTTCGTATGTTCCATATACAATGGCAATGACACACATACGTATGCTTGAAGAAATCTTTGTTGGTCTCAAACCTATTCGTTATAATCGCCACGTCAACAAACTTCACATTGATATGGATTGGACAGATGATATTCTTACTGGAGAATATGTAATTGTTGATGCATATCAGATCACAGATCCAGATACATATGGTGATGTGTGGGGAGATCGTTGGCTTTCACGATATGCAACTGCATTGATTAAACGTCAATGGGGAAGCAATCTTACTAAATTTGAAGGTGTACAACTCCCTGGTGGTTTGACGTTCAATGGTGCAAAGATTTATGACGATGCTGAAGCAGAGATTCAAAAACTCGAAGAAGAAATGATAGTGAGTTACAGTCTGCCCGTCAATGACATGACAGGTTAAAAATTATGTTAAACCAATACTTCAATAACTTCAATTATGGTCGTGAACAAGACCTCGTTGAAGATTTGACAATCGAATGCCTCAAGATTTACGGATATAATGTCAAGTATATTCCGAGCGTATTCGTGCGTGAAGATCCATTGTTTGGTGAAGATACGCTTCGTAAATTTGATGATGCTGTTGACCTTGAGATGTACATTAAGAATGTTGAAGGGTTTGAAGGCGAAGGCGATTTCTTATCGAAGTTCAATCTTGAAATACGTGACCAGATTACATTGACAGTGGCTCGTAAAAGATTCGACCAAGCAAAATCGGAAAAACTTACTACTGAAGTTGGATACAATATTCTTACAGAAGATGCAGATACAAATGCTCCTTCTCGTCAATATCTTTCAACTGCATATGCTGGTGATTCTATTCAACTTGAAGAAGGTGGGTTAGAGGGATATTCTATCACTACAAATCGACCAACAGAAGGCGACTTGATTTATTTCCCTCTTGTAAAAAAACTTTTTGAAATAAAGTTTGTTGAGCACGAGCAAGTATTCTATCAGACTGGTCGACTTCAGACATATGATATTCGTTGTGAGTTATTCGAATATAGTAGTGAGCAAATTGACACTGGTATATCTGATATAGATAGTATTGAAGATAACTATACCACGGACATACTCGCATATGAGATGTTGCTTGAAGATGATGAAAAACTATTGAATGAAGATGGTGGTTCTATTATGCAAGAATATAGGATTGAAGACAATCAACCGACTGCAAACAACTCTTATTTCCAAAGCAACGATCCAATCTTTAGTCCAAGTTCTGTAATTGACTTTAGCGAAAAAAATCCTTTTGGTGAAGTGGACCGATATTAATGTTTCAACAATATTATCACGGTACAATACGGAAGTATATAATCAGTTTTGGCAATCTTTTTAATGATATTGTTATTGCGAGACTGAACACTGCTGGCGAAAGAGTTCAATCTATCGCAGTTCCATTAGCATATGGTCCTAAAGAAAAATTTTTGGTCCGTCTCCGTCAAGATCCAAACTTTGAACAGGCGGTAGCGATTACATTACCTCGTATGGGTTTCGAAATCACAGGTATGACATATGCTCCGACAAGGAAACTATCATCCACTATTAAAAATGTCACTCTCAAGTCTGATGATAATGACCGTTTAAAAACACAGTATGTGCCTGTACCATATGATATTAATATTTTATTATCAATCTTTGTATCGAATGCTGATGACGGTGCACAGATACTTGAACAGATACTTCCATACTTTCGCCCAGAGTTTACAACAAATATTCGTTTGATTCCAGAGATGAATGTTGTTGTTGATACACCTGTTGTTCTTCAAGATATTTCAATTGAAGATACATATGAAGGCGACTTTGACACTCGCCGTGCTTTGATATATAGTCTTACCTTTAGTATGAAAGCATATATATACGGTCCAGTTGCAAATCAAGGTGTTATCAAAAGGTCTGTTACAAACTTCTTTGGGGATGTTCCTGCTGATTCAGCACAAATTGAAAGACTTACAGTAACTCCATCACAGTTTGCAAATGGCGCACCTCTTACGTCACCATCTGCAAACGCTTCGCTATCAGTTGAGACAAGTGCTATTAGTGCTAACTCCGATTATGGATTCACAACTGATATTAACACTGACACATTTAATATAGAGAATTCATAATGGCAAAAATGGTATCAAAAGTTGAATTTAAAGTTGTTCAAAAACACAGAACAAGTATTGGCAACAGCCCACAATCTCGTCCAAAGAATAAACGCAAGAGAGCATCTTTTAAGAGGTATCGTGGACAGGGTAAATGAAGACGAATCTTGAGAAGAATATGGAAGCAATCTTTGATTTGCCCACTGACACCAAACCAATGGCAGAGGCAATAGAAGAATCTCGTGTTACTGTAATGAATGAAACGCCATCTACAGATAATGACATTGATGATGATTACAAATATGCAAGAGAGAATCTTAAAGAGATTATTGATAGCGCACAACAATCAATCGCTGACCTTGCTTCTATTGCTTCCACTTCTGAATCACCAAGAGCATACGAAGTTTTATCTACTATGATGAAAACAATTGTGGATGCGAATAAGGATCTGTTGGAGCTTCAAAAGAGTGTAAAGAAACTCAAAGAAGATAATAATACATCTGCACCACAGAATGTTACAAATGCATTGTATGTTGGATCAACATCAGACCTCATGAATCTAATTAAAGATAACAAATAAGTTATAATCATTCATAAGGACAAGTCCTATTATAACGTATTTTTTAATAATGTCAATAGAAAAATTGAAAATAGTATGTCTGACCTCTATTTAAATAACCCTCTTCTCAAAAAAGCATATGTTCCTATTGAATATACACAGGAGCAGATTGAAGAAGTAATCAAATGTTCTAAAGACATTAATTATTTTATTAAAACATATACAAAGATTATCAGCCTTGATAAGGGTCTTATTAATTTTGAGATGTATCCTTTTCAAGAAGATATGTCAAGAACTATTGCTGACAATCGATTCACTGTAATTAAAACTTGTAGACAAGCTGGTAAAACTACTACATCGGCTGCTGTAATTTTATGGCACGCTATTTTTAATGATTCATATACGATTGCTATTCTTGCTAACAAACTTTCCACTGCTCGTGAGATTCTTTCTCGTGTTCAGCGAGGATATGAAAATCTTCCAAAGTGGCTTCAGCAAGGTGTAGTTACATGGAACAAAACAAACATTGAACTTGAGAATGGTAGCCAGATTATTGCTGCTTCTACTGCTTCATCTGCTATTCGTGGTTTCTCTATTAACTTTTTGTATCTTGATGAATTTGCATTCGTACCAAGAAACATACAAGATGATTTCTTTACGTCAGTTTATCCTACAATCATCTCTGGTACAAATACAAAGGTTGTGATTACATCTACGCCAAATGGTTTTGATTTATTCTATAAGATATGGATTAATAGCGTAGAAGGTCGGAATGAGTATGCTAACTTTTCAGTTAGTTGGTGGGATGTTCCAGGTCGGGATGATGAGTGGCGAGAAAAAACAATTGCGAATACAAGTGAAGATCAATTCCGACAAGAATTTGAAGCAGAGTTTCTTGGTTCAGCAAACACACTTATCTCACCAAATGTTCTTCGGTCGTTAACATTTACAACTCCGATATCTTCCCATTACGAAGGTAGTTTAACTGTATATAAAGAGCCAGAAAAGGGTGGTGTATATTTTTGTGTAGTTGATACTTCACGTGGTGTTGGTATGGACGCTTCTGCTTTTGTTGTTATTGATGTTTCTTCTGTTCCATATGAAGTTGTTGCTTGTTATAAAAACAATATTATTGATCCATTAGTATATCCAGATGTTATTCATAATGTAGTAAAGAACTATAATGAAGCATACACTCTTGTTGAGATTAACGACAATGGTCAACAGATTGCTGATATTCTTCATCATGACTATGAATATGAACATATAATATTTACATCTGTAAAGGGCAGAGCAGGTCAAGTTATTGGCGGTGGCTTCTCTTCATCAGTTCAACGTGGTGTAAGAACAACGAAACAAGTCAAACGTATTGGTTGTTCTAACGCCAAAACAATGATTGAGAAAGAAAAGATTAAGTTACACGATTTTAATCTGATTAATGAATTATCTACATTCATTCAGAAAGGAACATCATACGAGGCTGATATTGGTTCGCATGATGATTTAATAATGTGTGTTGTATTGTTTGCATGGGCAACAAATCAACCGTTCTTTAAAGATTTGACTGATACTGATTTTAGAAAGAAACTGATGGAAGATCGTGAACGATTGATTAGCGATGATGTTCTCCCATTTGGATTTATTGATGATGGAAGTGATTTTGAAGAAACAATAAATAACCAAAACAGCACTGATTTTTGGAATGATATGGACACATCAAATAAATGGTGATGCCTCTACTAAATCTTTCATTTTATAAATAATAATGAAAATTGAATAGAAATCAATTCTATAAGGAGAATGAACAATGCCTTTTCAAGTATCACCAGGCGTTAATGTAAGCGAAATCGACCTTACTACTGTCATTCCTGCCGTTTCAACAACTGATGGCGCTATCGCAGGGCGTTTTCATTGGGGTCCAGCAGACAAGAGAGTACTAATCGATTCGGAAGATACATTAGCAGCCCAATTCCAAAAGCCAGATTCTGATAACTATCAGGAATGGTTTACTGCTGCAAACTTCTTAGCGTATGGCAATTCACTGTATATCTCTCGTGTACTTAACGGTGCTAACAATGCAACTGCATCTGGCAACACTTCAATTCTAGTTAAGAACGATGACGATTATGAAAATAATTATTCATCAGGTGTTGCTGGCGCTGGCGACTGGGTAGCAAAATATCCAGGCGATATTGCTAACTCACTCAAAGTTTCAGTTTGTCACAGTTCAGTAGCATGGGAGTCAACACTCTCATCTGCCAACCTTGTGTTTACACCTTCTTCAACAAGTGTACTCACAAAAGGTGCAAACACATCATCCGATCTTACAAGCGGTCCAGATGTTGATCTTTCAACGACAGTTTCAGTTGGCGACATTCTATTCCTACAATCAACAGGAATCAATCTTGGTGATGGCATCAGAGTCACTGCTGCTAACAGTTCTGTGATCACTCTTGCTAGTGCTCCAACTGCTGAAGACCTTGGCACAACAGGTTCTACTAAAGTTCAATCTGTTG